CCGGCCAACAACGCAACCACGTATAGCTTCGAGTTCATAACACCGCTTCGAGGCACGGCAGCAACGGCCCTCAACATTCAATGCCTCACCACGGGCGCCCAGGTCTACGCCAACCTACAAGGGTACGCGGCTCCGTAATGTTTACCTCGAACTTCTTTGACACCATGGGTCAAATTGACGCCGTGGAAGACGGTGCATCCCTGTACGCAGGGATCACCACACACCAGGAAATCCCTGACTCATTCCTCCAGCGACTCAGACACACCGAAGACAATAAGCGCCCGTGGGCCGAGTACTCCCTGGCCGTGTCCATCCCGGTGATCTTTGTGGAAAAGTGGCTCCGGGAAGGCTTCGACGTCTACCGTGAACCACTGAAAGCCATCGAGGCGCGTTGTCGTCGAGAGGGTCTTGAGAAGTTCCTGGTGAAGTAACCGCTAACCGGGAGGTCACGAGACCCAATGGACTACGCCACGTTCCGCACTGAACTCAAGGAACACCTGAATCGCCGTGACTGCACCGACTCCCGGGCTGACTCATTTGTCGATAAGGCGTTCCTACGCATCAACCGCGTCCTGGACCACAATGTAAGAGAGGCCATCCATTTTTACACAGTGGCCGAGAACGACGGTGAATCCGCGATACCACTGCCCCTAGACGCCGGGAAGAAGATCATCGAGGTCTCTGTCGGCGGTGTACCGGTAGAGGTGTACCCGGATCGCCTGGGGACGCAGAATGTCTACCTGGGGTACACTCGTCGAGGCACCGGTATCCTGTTCAACCAGAACCTGCCCCTGGGAACCCAGATCACCATTGTCTACTGGCGAAACTTCGCTAGACCGCCGCTACTCACGGAGACCAACGACCTCCTGAAGCAGATGAACCCTCTGGTCCTCTACGCCGCCCTGGCAGAGGCCGGGATGTTCTTTGCCCACGACAGGACTGCCGAGTGGTCGGGGACCTTTGATCGCCTTCTCCTGGAAGCCATCGGCGAATACCAGGACCGAGAACTCAGCGGCTACGGTGGTTCCATGGTTGTCCAGGCACCCACGGCTGGTTCCACGGACTACTAAGACGATGACCGAGGAAACCATCCACCCAACAGGTCGCTACGTCGACGTCCTTGTAAACCTGGGGCGTCTCGACACCAAGGTCGACCTACTCCTTCAAGGTAAAGCCAAGACCGAGGAGACACTGTCAGAGGTGTCCAGGCGTCTTCAGACCCTAGAACTCGATGTTGCGGCAATGAAGACCGAGAAGACCACGACACACCGCAATTTCGGCGCGCTTTGGGCATTTCTGACTGCCGCAGCATCCTTGGTGCTTTCTCTGTGGTCCATCGCCTTTGGTAGAGGATAACACATGGCCTTCCCTATCGCCCTGGTCACAGGGCTTCTCCCGGTTCTCAAGGAAATCCTGGACCGGGTAATTCCAGACACCGCCGAGGCCGAGCGTGTCCGCGTTCAGATGGAAGCCGAGTTGATCCAGGCGGCAAACCAGGAATCAATGGCCCAGATCGAAGTTAACAAGATCGAAGCGGCACACAGCAGCATCTTTGTGGCCGGTTGGAGACCCTTCATCGGCTGGGTCTGCGGCATTTCCCTGGCTCTCTTGTACATCCCCACGGCTGTAATTGGTACGGCTCTGTGGGCCTGGGCCTGTATAGAAGCGGGTGCCCTTGTCCCCCGGCCCGAGTTGGGCACCGCTGAAGTCATTGCTCTCGTGCTGTCACTGCTGGGTATGAGTACACTCCGCAGCCGAGAAAAAGCACTTGGCGTGGCCCGGTAACGCAATTGTAACCCCTGACTCCTCGGAGTTGGGGGTCTTTTTTCCTCAGTGTTCCCCAAGTGTTCCCTTACGTATCTGCACCGATCTGTGGTTAAAACACGGTTGTCAAGATCACCTAGGAAAGGGACTGGAGCCATGTTTTTCTTCTTCAACCACGTGCCCACGACACCCCCGGAAACCTCGCTGTATCGCATGTCCCGGGTTCTCGCGGAGTTCCAGGCCATTCATCGAGGTGTTACCGTCGAACTGGTCAACGTATTCCTCGTGGTTGCCTTGGACGAGGGGCAGCGTTCCATCGACTACTCCCGGAAGACCGGGCTCTCTCAATCCACGATATCCCGGTATCTCCTCGACCTCTCCCAGTATCGCCGTCAACTCACGGAAGACACCGATACCGGGCGCCAGGAGGGTCACGGCTTGATACGGTCTGAGGTGGACCTCCAGGAACTCCGTGCCAAGCGGTACTTCATGACACCCCGGGGCAAGGCTCTCCGTGACCGCGTGGTCGGCATCCTGGACGGCTCCAAGAGTGTATCTGGTCCCGCCAAGTCTGTCCTCAGTCTGACCCGGTAACCCAGGACAGGGTCTACGCGCTGACGTTGTTCTCAGTTGCTATCTTCGTTTTCAATGGATCGCGGCCTACGAGGTCTTCCTCATACCAGCGCGGGAAGAAGGTGGTCAGCGCCCCAATGTCCTTGTATCCCCTCCTACTAAGTGTTTGAAATGTCTAGCACGAGTTCCCGCCTTCCTCGCCAAACCCAGAGGCCGGGTCTGTCCTGGGTCTGACCGCTGCACCTGGGTCAGGGTAGACCCCTTGCAACTGTGGAGGATCGTGACTAAATGTCTGTCCCAGAGATCACGATGCCTTGGAGCCTTGAAACCCATGTCCCGTATTCGCATCACTGACGCCTTGGTCACACGGACCACACCCCGCCCGGGAAGCCGTGTGTATCTGTGGGACACTGAGGTCCCCCGCCTGGGCCTCCTGGTGTACCCCTCGGGAGCCAAGGCCTGGATCGTCCAGTATTACCATGCAGGCCGGGACGTCCGCGTGAACCTCGGTCACCCGCCGACCATTGACGTCAAGGAAGCCCGTAGGAAGGCCCAGGAAGCCCTTGTGGACACGCGCGAGCAGTTGTCCCGGGCCAGTGGCTTCAAGGCGTCCAGGACCTTCCTGGAGGCTTCCCAGGCCTACCTGGAAGAACGGCTGAAGGAGAAGCAGTCGTACCGCCGCACCACGGACCTGCTGACCCGGGTAACCCCCCGGTGGTTCCAGGCTCTACCGCTGACCGATGTGGGCGCTGAACAACTGCGAGAGGTCCATGCCTCCCTGGCTCACATCCCTGGGCAGGCGAACAATGTGGTGGGCGCTGTCCGCACCGTGATGAACTTTGCCGTCTCGAAGCGCTGGGTACCCTCGAACACCCTGGCGTCACGGATGGACCTGTATCCCCGTCAACGTCGGAAGAAGGCCCTGGAGACCGAGCAGTACCGGCTCCTCCTGGAGACCATCCGCCAGCGTTTCGAGGAAGAAGATCGTCTTCAGTGGCTGGCCCTGGAAGCCGTGGTATTGTCCGGTGGTCGTAAGGGTGAAATCCTGGGGCTCCTGGAGAGCGAGGTGGATCGTCGCAGCATGATTATCCGCAAGGTCCACCACAAGACCGCTGCGAAGACCGGTGCTAAGGAAATCCCGATCACCCCGCAGTTCCTTGAGGTCCTGGACCGCGTGGACGCCTGGAAACAGCGCCGGATAGCCGAGGGTGACCGTGAGCCCGCGATAGCCAAGCGGTGCGCCGAGAGCCCCTATGTCTTCCCTGCCCCGGGTAGGCGCGAGGGTCAGCACGGCTTCCTGGCCAACATCGACGACGACGCCAAGGCCCTGTTTCGCCATCTAGCCTCGTTGTCTCTCATTCCAGAGGGGTTCGTGATACACAACCTCCGTAGTGCCTTCATTTCGATGGCCATGCAGCGTGGTGTCGACGTCTCCGTGGTGGCCAAGTTCGTGGGTCACTCCGACGTCCAGACCACCCTGAAGCACTACCGGGAAGTCACGGGTGAAGAGGTCCAAAAAGGGCGCAACGTGATGCAGTCGTTCTTTTCGGAGATTTCCGAGTAGAACCAGGACCTTAGCCGGGATTTCGGTATTTAGTGCCGACTATCCCGGGGACGCCCTTTCGTTCCAAGAAAAACAGTTACTACCAAGGTATACCATGGTTGACATGGTTGCCATGTATCTCCATAAGCTGTGATTGTCTACAACTGTGGAAGGATGACATTGACGATGACCGAAGTGGCCAAGGATCGTCCCCAGGCAACCCTGGAGGACCAGATCGACCTGGAGAGACAAAGCGTAGTCCGGGGCTATCAGCGTTTCATGGGTCGCCATGAAGCCCAGGTGGCTCAGGGTGAGGGCGGGGAGACCCGTGTAGGACACGAGGTCCAGTATCTCCTGGTGGGTCAGGTGACCGGGCACATCCAGGCCCTGATCGCTGCGGCAAAGGATACCCGGAGA